GACCTGGAACGGTGATTGCAGTTATTTTATAATATATGCAGTTATTAATATTAGGTAAATATAAAAAAGAGACATAATATGCAAGGTAAAGACTTATCAGGAATACACATTGAAGGACATATTAAGATACATAATCCAGACACTGGAGAAGTATTTGTTAATAAACGTAATGCTATTCACTATGAAAACATGAGCATCTCATTGGCCGAGAGCATAGCTAATGCTGGACAAGGCTTTATATATGAAATGTCTTTTGGCAACGGCGGCACAACTATTGATCCTACTGGAATAATAACATACCTGACACCAAACAGTACAGGTACAAATGCCGATCTCTATAATAAAACTTATTCTAAAGTTGTTGACGATAGAGCAACTGTAAATTTAGATCCTATTAGAAATAAAATTGAAACTAGACACGTCACCGGCACTAATTATACCGATGTATTTGTCACTTGTTTATTAGACTACGGTGAACCAAATAATCAAGATGCATTTGATAACGCAGCGTTATCAAACAATACCTATGTATTTGACGAGCTAGGATTAAAATCTTACAGTAATACAGGAACAAGTAGATTATTAACCCACGTTATTTTTCATCCTGTGCAAAAATCATTGAATAGATTAATTCAAATTGACTATACAGTACGGATTCAAAGTTTAACTGGTCTAAGTGAGGTAGCATAATGTCTTATCAAATAGACCATTCAGATCTTACAAACTACGGCAGCATAACAGTTGCAGATCAAGCAATAAATCAAGAAACTAGTTTAGGATTTGTTGGAAAGAATTATACTGGATATGCAAAAAGCCTAGCAGAAAATTTTTTACATTTATTAGAAAATTTTGCAAAGGCGACAGCACCGCCTAATCCAATCATTGGACAACTTTGGTACGATACCAATATTAATAATATCCCATCGCAACCTCAACTAAAAGTCTGGGACGGCACCAATTGGGTAGCTGCCGGTAACGTCACTAAGAAAATTGTTCGACCAACTAGTGCAGTTATTGGTGATCTTTGGGTAGATACTTCTAATCAACAATTATATTTGTGGTCTGGATCAAATTGGATTTTAGTAGGCCCGCAATTTAGTGAAGGTGCTCAAACTGGTCCTAAAGTTGATGTTGTATATGATGCATCAAATAATCCTCACACAATCTTAAGTTTTATTATTAGCGGACAAACTGTTGCAATTGTTAGTAAAGATGCATTTACACCTAAGGCTGTTATTGAAGGGTTTACTACAATCAATCAAGGTATCAACATGTCATCAAAAGACTTTGACCTTAACGGAACAATGCTTAATAAATTTTGGGGAACAGCTGACCGAGCAGACAAACTAGTAGTTTCTGGATATGCAGAAGGATTAGATGCAAATAGTTTCTTAAGAACTGATGTAACTAATACAACCGGATTTGGTATTAACATACGAAATAACGTTGGGCTAACAATTGGTGCCGACCTAAACACAGTACTATCAAATAATTCCAACGGATCTACTGTGTTATACAATAAAACAGAAGGTTCTACAATTTATGTAAGAGTTAATCAATCTGGAACGTTAAAAGATGTATTAACTGTGACCGGAACTACTGTTGGAGTTAACAAAACTAATCCTACAGAAGCACTAGATGTTATTGGAAAAATACAAACTAGTGATGGATTAATGGTTGATGCAACTACTGACTCTACCAACTTAACAACCGGAAGTATTACTACAGCAGGCGGCGCCAGCATAGCAAAAACATTATATGTTGGTACTGGTGCAAACATATCCGGAACTTTAACATCTAATAATATACGCCCTGATGCAAATAATTTATACGACTTAGGAACTAATTCTTTAAGATACAAGACAATCTATGCTAACACAATAGGCAATGAAGACTTATCAACAGTATTTAGAGGATCATTTTCTGGAGCATTTAATGGATCAGTAACTGGAACAGCATCTAGATTAACCAGTGCTACTGATTTTTCATTAACTGGTGATATTTCAAGTAATACCGTTAGTTTTAACGGTGCCCAGTTAGGCGGAGTTGCAACTTTTAATACTGTACTTAGTACAGACGTTATTTTCACAAAAGATCAAGCATTTGATTCGTTGTCTACCGATGAGTTATTAATTAATCGTGTTGGCACTGGACTAAAGAAAATTACTAAGAATACATTCCTATCTAAGTTGCCATTTGTACCCGTTGGATGTATAATGCCGTTTGCTGGGGTAAGTACCAGCATTCCTCCGGGATACTTAATGTGCGATGGTGCTGAAGTACAAATTAGTCAGTATCCTACACTATATTCAGTTATAGGAAACATATACAAAGGATCCAATCCATATATTGGAGTATCAACTTTTCGATTACCTGATCTTAGAGGCAGATTTCCTTTAGGTGCCGACAACATGAATAACGACATAACTGTTCCGTTATTACCAGACGGTAATACCGCCGGCCCTACAATAGGAACAATGGCTAATCGAGTGACTGATGTAACTGCTGATACTGTAGGATTGGCAAATGGCAACGAAGAAAAGTCAGTTCAGACTAAAAACTTACCACAGCATACTCATAATTTAACAGGCAGCAATGGAACACAATTCTATGCGCCAACTATTGACACTACTGGCTCGGTAGATATTATTGATGATAATGCAGTAGGAAGAACTTCGCAACTGACTGAAGGATTTTCAAGGTTGCTACCAAATGCCGGCCCTGTTGATTCTACACAAATTGATGTTCCTCTAAATGTTATGAATCCGTACTTAACAATAAACTATATAATTTTCACGGGTAGGATTGATTAATGACTTACAAAATTAATAAAACAGACGGTTCGTTATTAACTGAAATTGTTGATAGTACAGTTGATCAAACAGCCACTGATCTTACTCTTATAGGTAAAAACGTAGCAGGCTACGGAGAATTTTTTAATGAAAATTTAATAAAATTGTTAGAAAATTTTGCTAATACATCTTCACCTAACAATCCTATAACGGGACAAATTTGGTTTGATACCGCTACAAATAGATTAAAAGTATACGATGGACAAGGGTTTAGAATAGGTAGTGGACCTATTGTACGAGGTACACCTCCTGTTAACGTTGTGCAGGGCGATATGTGGATTGATAGTTTAGAAAATCGCTTGTATTTTTATTCGTCAGCAAATAACCGATACGAAGCTAGTAAAATATGGGATGATAGTCAAGGAAAATCTGGGCTAACTGCTGAATCTATCTATGACTCAAATAATGCACTTAGAGTAGTTGTTAAGCTGTGGGTAGGTGATATATTACTTGGAATTTTTAGTAAAAGCTCTGTAGAATTTCAACCAAAAACAGCAATATCTGGGTTTAGCGGTACAATTAAACCTGGGTTTAATGCAGGCACCCTTTCAGGGATGAAGTTTAATGTTAGAGCAAGCGAAGCAGATCGAGTGGCTAATTCGCAAGGCACATTAACCTACACTGCTGATGATTTTATGAATAAAGTAGATCCTGCTGGCAATAGCTCAGCAGGAACACTCACTATACAAAATGCATTGCCATTGATACTTGGCCCTAATCAAAATTTTGAAATTTCTGCTAATACTGCAGCTCTTACAATCACTAGCAATAATTCTGGACAAGATTATAAGATTAGAGTTAAAAATTCTGGCGGAACAAAAGATGCAATAACAGCTAAAAGCATAACTGAAAGAGTTGGTATTTTTAATGAAAATCCTAGCTATACGTTAGACGTTAACGGAAGTTTTAGAGCTAGTTTGCAGTTTAAATTGCCACAGTATACAACTACAGCCCGTGATGCACGAACATTAAGCTCTGCAAATTATGGAGAGTTAATTTATAATACAACAAGTGATGTAGTACAAGTATACACACCAACCGGTTGGCAAGATTTAAACTAAATATATAAAGTTAAGGGGTAGAACGAATGCCATACAGCATTAATAGATATAATGGAACAGAAATAACTGTTGTCGAAGACGGTACTATAAACAGCACTCTCGATATTAAATTAATCGGTAAAAATTATGCTGGCTATGGAGAAGTACAAAATGAGAATTTTTTAAATTTATTAGAAAATTTCTCAGGCACCGGAGAACCTCCTCGTCCAATAAGCGGCCAGCTTTGGTACGACAGTCAGTTTAATAAACTTAAATTTTTTGATAAAAACAATAGATGGAGAACTACTGGCGGCGCTGAAATCGGCGGCACTGCACCGTCGGGGTTAAGCACTGGAGATTTTTGGTTTGACGATGCAAACAGCCAGCTTTATGCTAAATCGGCGGCCGGCGGGTATGTGTTAATTGGCCCACAAACAGCCTCTGGTCAAGGCGTTACTCAATTTGTATCTGAAACAGTAATTGATGACACTAACCAACCACATGCTATCATGTCAGCAGTGGTTAACGATGTGACAACTTACATAATTTCAGCAGACGAGTTTACGTTAGATAATGCAATTAATTCTAAAATTGGTTTTGCAAATATTAAAAAGGGATTAACACTAGTTAATACTGGAATATCTGGCATTACTACTACTAGTCATAGATTTTGGGGTACTGCTAGTAATTCGTTAAAGGCAGAAGCATTGAATGTAGACGGAACTAGTAGAACAGCAACCGCTAACGCCGCAACTGGCAATACGGTAGCAGCAAGAAACGGTAGCGGTGATATATTTGCTAATGTATTTCAGGGTGTGGCGTCTAGTGCAAAATATGCTGACTTAGCTGAACATTATCTTGCAGATGCAGAATATGTACCCGGTACAGTTGTTATAATTGGTGGCAACAAAGAAATTACAGCAAGTAGATGGGGTAAACGTGCAATTGGAGCAGTGTCTACTAATCCTGCGTATTTAATGAATAGTGAATTAGAGGGCGGAACCCCAGTTGCACTAAAAGGTCGCGTTCCAGTTAAAGTTATAGGCCGAGTTAAAAAAGGCGACGAATTGATTGCAGCAGACAATGGTTGTGCTACTGTAGCAGTTCCACATGCTAGCGGTGTGTTTGCAGTAGCTTTAGAATCTAGCGACGATGCTAGCGAAAAGCTAATTGAATCAATTATATTGTAAGGAATAAAAATGACAGCAGGTGTTGGACAACTAATTCAAAATACTGATTACAATAGCATTCGATCTATTGTAGATAGCGTCATGGGTACAAACGCCACCGGATACGGGCAAGCTCTCTTATCATCAGACACAACTGCTGGATCAATTATAACAGCATTGCAATGGTTTAATTTACGTACTGATCTAGTTAAAGCAAGACAACATCAAGTTGGCTCAGCAGTTGGATCAACATCAGCAACTGATGGCCGTAATTTAGTAGTTCCAACTAGCGGTGCAACAATAACAGAAGCTTTAAGAAATCAATTTGCATTGTTTGCAAACACAGTTGACTCTAATAGAACATCTATAGATATTGATAATGTAGGCGGACAGTATTCATCAGAAGGATTAACAACAGGATCTCAAACATCGGCATGGAACGGCACTATAACACATACAGTGACAATAACAGGGGCAACATCAGGCAGCGGGTCATCAGATAATTTAAAATATTTTTTCAATG